GCGCATGGTGGGAATCCGGTACTTCGCTGGATGATGGACAACGTCACGATCCGGCAGGACCCGGCTGGCAACATCAAAGCCGACAAAGCCAAGTCCACAGAGAAGATCGATGGTGCGGTTGCAGCGATCATGGCACTGGACCGAGCTATCCGCTGCGGAACAGACAGCGGCGAGAGCATATATGACACAAGAGGCCTTCTGGTGTTCTGAAAGATTTGTGGAATATACATCCTTGCTATAAAAGCCCTTCAGAGTGAGTAATAGACATACCAAAGGAGGGCAGAAAGCCATGAAGAGAACATACAACGTAACCGGAACAGCAAGGAAGGAACTGGTAAAGGCCATAAGCTCGGCGCTGGGGATCAAGGCAAAGTACCTCGGGATGCCGAGCACAGCCTACCAGATCGGAAGCATCACCATTGATCGAAACGGAAACCTGACCACAGACAGTGACGACGAAGGGAGAAGAGCCATGGAAGCAGCAAGAGAGAACGGATTCACAGCAGAGGAAGATACGAAAGAAATAGCCACACAGCAGGAGACAACCCCGGAGCTGCCGCCGATCGACAGCCTTGAGGTTTCCATTCCGAGAACCACACTCACTGACGAGCAGCTGGAGAACCTGAAGAAGCTGATCGCCTCGAAGGCCAGCCTGATCCGGGACGCCTTCCATACGGAGACCACCGAGATCCAGGTGGCGGAGGACAAGATCACCTTCCCATGGTTTACTACTCCATGCTCTGCAGATGAGGCTTTTGCCTACACGACCTTCGTCGGCAAGCTCTGCGGCATGGTCAGAAAGCAGAAGCGGATCACGGCAACCGAGAAGGAAGTCGACAATGAGAAGTACGCGTTCCGCTGCTTCCTCCTGCGGCTGGGGCTGATCGGCAAGGAATACAAGACCGTCCGGAAGATCCTTCTTCAGAACCTTACCGGCTCCTCGGCCTTCAAGTCCGGGAAGAAGGCAGAAGATGCAGCGGCTCCGACAGAAGACACAGAGACCGTCTAAGATACACAAGATCTGGCTCACATCTTTGGTGGTTTTACAGCGAGAAAGCGCTGGCTATATCTCCCGAACAGAGTGATATATGTACACAACAAAAGAGAACACCACCAAGGAGGACAAGACCATGACAAAGAACACAGAGATGACAAGAAGAGCAGCGGAGCTTAGGGTACCGGAGAAGAGCACAAGCGAGGAACTGGAATGCAGGGGCCTCAAGGTTTTAACCTTCGGAAGCAGGATCCTTGCGGTCGGCTACTACTACATGGGGAGAAATAAGCCGAGCTACTTCGGAGCAGCTTACGAATTCACAACCGGCAACCACACCTGCGAAGGAAGCATCAGCCTGAAGGCACTCAGCAAGGTCGAGTTCGAAGACGACGGACACGCCTTTGCATGGGCTATGAACGCATAAGAAACATTTCCTTTTAAGGAGCCTGTAAGTGGGGCTCCTTTTTTAGTGGTGAAAACAGAAGGAGTAACGAATGAGCATCTTTTCAAGACTTTTTAAATCAAGAGCCGAGCCAAAGAACAGTCTTCCGGGAGATGGATACCGGCCTTACATCGGCAGGACTACTTCCGGCAACAGCGTGACGCAGAGATCAAGTATGCAGCTTACAGCGGTGTACTGCTGTGTCCGTGTTCTGGCAGAGGGAGTGGCAAGTCTTCCTCTGGTTACATATCAGGAGAAGAAAGATGGAACAAAGGTCAGAGCTGTGGATCATCCACTTTACTATCTTCTACACGATGAGCCGAATCCGGAGATGACGAGCTTCTCCTTTCGAGAGACACTGATGACGCACCTTTTGCTGTATGGGAACGCATTTGCGCAGATCATTCGAAATGGCAAGGGTGAGGTGGTTGCCCTGTATCCGCTGATGCCAGACCGCATGAAGGTAGACCGCGATGAGCATGGTCATATCTACTACGAGTACATGAAGCAGCAGGATGAGGCGGCAACGATGAAGACCGGAACCGTGATCCTGTCACCGGAGGACGTGCTGCATATCCCGGGACTCGGCTTTGACGGGCTCGTGGGATACAGTCCTATCGCTATGGCCAAGAATGCTATCGGCATGGCAAGTGCCTGTGAGGAGTACGGTGCTTCCTTCTTTGCCAACGGCGCTTCACCCGGTGCTGTTCTGGAACACCCCGGTGTGTTAAAGGACCCAGAGAAGGTCCGGACCGCTTGGCAGGAGGCCTACGGTGGGCCGCACAAGGCCAACAGGGTGGCAGTCCTCGAGGAAGGAATGAAGTTCACACCGATTTCCATCAATCCGCAGGAAGCACAGTTCCTTGAGACGCGCAAGTTCCAGATCGAGGAGATTGCACGTATCTTCAGAGTTCCGCTTCATCTCATCGGAGACCTCGACCACGCCACCTTCTCTAACATTGAGGAACAGTCACTGGAATATGTCCAATACACGCTTCAGCCATGGCTGATTCGCTGGGAACAGGCAATCCAGAGATCGCTTTTTACACCTGAAGAGAAGAAAACTATGTTCTGTCGTTTCAATGTAGATGGACTGCTCAGAGGAAATTATCAGTCTCGTATGCAGGGATACAGTATCGGCATTGCGAATGGCTTTATGTCAGTGAATGATGTCAGAGCTTTGGAACAGATGGATCTTATTCCGGATGAGGAAGGCGGCAATACATACATGGTAAATGGCACGATGACTCCACTTCGCAATATCGGTGCAGCGTATGGACTTGGCGGACAGGAGAAGCAGGATCAAGAGGATCATGATGAAGAGAAGGGAGGCAATGAAGATGACAGCAATGAATATAGCCGGTCAAAGATTCGGAAAACTCACAGCACTCCGAAGAGTGGATAATCCACGTCATGACGCAACGCTCTGGGAATGCGTTTGTGATTGCGGAAACCACACGATTGTAAGACTGGGAAATCTTCGAAGCGGTCATACAAAGTCCTGTGGGTGTTGCAATCACTATATTAAAGAAGGAAATCACATACGATGTGTTGTTAAAGGCGGACAGTCTTTTATTTTTGATCCGGAGGACTTTCCCAAGGTTCGTGAACATCAATGGGATGTATCACCACAAGGCTATGTTTCGACGGTGGGACACATGAGGCTACACAGATTATTGACGAAGGCTCCGGAAGAGGCTGTAGTGGATCATATCAATGGTGACCCTTCAGACAATAGAAGATGTAATCTAAGAATTACAACTCAATCCGGGAATTTACGTAATTCCAGATTGCGAAGTGATAGTACTACCGGTTACAAAGGCGTCAGCTTGGATAAGCGTGACGGAATGTACAGAGCATATATCAACTACAAGGGGAAACAGATATCCCTCGGATATTATGACACGCCAGAAGAGGCAGCTGCAGCATATGACAAAGCAGCTGTCTTTTATTTTGGAGAGTTTGCGCGTACCAATCAAATGTTACAGGAGGAAGAGAATGAACAAATTTTGGAGGTGGGTTAAGAACAAAGCTCCAGACAGTGGAGGTTCTGACGAAGAGGAACGAGCCTTGTATCTTAACGGAGCAATTAGCGACACGTCTTGGTTTGACGACGATGTGACCCCGGCCATCTTTAAGGATGAGCTGAATGCCGGGAAGGGCAACATCACGGTCTGGATCAACTCACCGGGTGGTGACTGCTTTGCGGCAGCCCAGATCTACAACATGCTCCGGGACTACAAGGGTCATGTGACGGTGAAGATCGACAGCCTTGCAGCCAGTGCAGCATCGGTGATTGCGATGGCAGGAGATGAAGTGCTGATCAGCCCGACCGGTATGTTCATGATCCACAACCCGAGCACGGTTGCCATGGGAGATCATGGGGACCTCGAGAAGGCCATCGACATGCTGAATGAGGTGAAGAACTCCATCATCAATGCCTATCAGGCAAAGACTGGTCTCTCCCGCAACAAGCTCAGTAAGCTCATGGAAGATGAGACCTGGATGGACGCGAACAAGGCTGTGGAGTACGGCTTTGCTGATGATGTGATCCAGAGGTTCGATCCGGCAGGGATCACGATCGGGAAGGAAGATCCTGACAAAGAGGATGACCCTGATGAGAACAAGCCCGATGAGGAAGAGCCGGACAAGCAGGAAGAAGAAGAAGAACCGGATAAAAAGAGGAAGCCAGATGATCCTGAGAAAGAGGACCATACAGACGGCTTCCTTTTTGCATCCCATCCGTTTGAGCTGGCGGTCACGAATCAGCTGATCGACTACGCAAAGAAGCACGCTCCGGAGGTACCGGAGACAGATACACGGGTCATGGCAGCCGAGCGCTACCAGAGACTGAAGTCCATGAAGGACGCATTTTAAGGAGGAGAAGAGATATGGATATTAAGGAAATGTACGCGAAGAGAGCCACGGCATGGGAGGCGGCGAAGAAGTTTCTCGACACCCATACCATGGAAGACGGCACGATGTCCGCAGAGGACGGTGCCAACTACGACAAGATGGAAGCCGACATCAATAACCTCACTGCATCGATTGAGCGTGAGGAGCGTCGGATGGAGATGGAGAAGAAGCTGAGTCAGCCGACCAGCAGGCCTATCACCGATAAACCGGGTGCGGGTGTAGATAACGCACCGCTTACCGGCAGGGCATCCCACCAGTACGCTGTGGATTTCCTGACCGCGATGAGATCGAACTTCCACCAGATCAGCAACGTTCTGGAGGAGGGAAATGATGCAAACGGCGGATACCTTGTTCCGGCTGAGTGGGACAAGAGACTCATCGACAAGCTGGATGAAGAGAACATCTTCCGTGGCCTTGCGACGACCATCACCACTTCCGGTGAGCATAAGATCAACATCGCAGCCACCAAGCCTGCCGCAGCATGGATCGAGGAGGGTGAGGCGCTGACTTTCGGGGACGCTACCTTCGACCAGATCATGATGGATGCGCATAAGCTCCATGTGGCGATCAAGATCACGGAGGAGCTCCTGTACGATAATGCCTTCAATCTGGAAGGTTACATCATCGATCAGTTCGGTCGCGCCATCGGAAACGCTGAAGAGGACGCCTTCCTGAACGGTGACGGACAGGGCAAGCCGCTCGGCATCTTCGCAGACAAGGGCGGCGGTGAGAAGGCAGTCGAAGTAGCAGCCGGAAAGCTGACCTCCGATGATATCCTGAACCTCATCTACTCCCTGAGACGTCCGTATCGCAAGAACGCGTCTTTCATCATGAACGACCAGACCCTTGCAGCACTCCGTAAGCTGAAGGATGCCAATCAGGCGTATATCTGGCAGCCGTCCTATCAGGCGGGTGAGCCGGATCGCCTCTGCGGATATACCATCCATACGTCAGCTTACTGCCCGACACTGGAAGCCGGTAAGTCTGCGATCGCCTTCGGTGATTACAAGTACTACAACATCGGAGACCGTGGCACCAGATCTTTCCAGGAGCTCCGCGAGCTATTTGCTGGAAACGGCATGGTCGGTTATGTAGCGAAGGAACGTGTTGATGGCAAGCTGGTACTCCCGGAGGCCATCAAGATCCTTTCTGTAAAGGCTGCGGCCTGAGATTGCTTTGGGTGGGGTAACGCTTTGTTACTCCATCCAGAATGGAGGGATGTATGGTCACGCTGGATGAAGCAAAGAATTATCTCCGGATCGATTTTGCTGATGATGACGGGCTCATCCAGCAGCTGATCGATTCAGCGGAGAATCTCACGAAGGATGCCGGGAGACTCTCGGATGAGGAGTTTGAAGCAAACGACAAGGCCGTCCGGATAGCTGTTTTCTACGCCATCGGATACCTCTATGAACACCGGGAGGATGCGGATCTGCATGAGCTGACGCTGATGCTCCGGTCCATCCTCTTCGGTGTCCGGAAGGAGGTCTTCTGATGGATATTGCAGCACTGAACCTTCGGATCACATTTCAGAAGCAGGTCACGGATGTCGATGAATACGGGAATCATACGAATCACGATGACGACTACATCACCTGCTGGGCAACTGCGTCTGGTTCCGGTACGGAGGCCGACGAAGCCGGGACCACGAATCCGAAGGAGACCATCGATTTCACTACGAGATGGTGCGAGGCCCTGTCCAAGGTAACCAGTGACGGCTACCGGATCATTGCGGATGGGAAGCTTTACAACATCCTCTACGTGAATCCGATGGGGTATAAGCACAACAGTCTTAAATTTCATTGCGAGAGGGTGAAGCGATGAGCACGATTAAACCGGAGCAGTTATCCGATGAGATCATGAAGGGTCTTGAAGAATATAAGGACCTGTCCACAGATGCCATGAAGGAATCGGTCGAGAAGGTAGCCAAGAAAGTGAAGAAGGACATCCAGTCTGCAGCGCCTGCTCTGACCGGCAGATACAAGAAGTCATGGAAGGTCACAAAGACCGATGAGAACAATGAGCGCCTTGTGATGACAGTCCATGCCGGAAGGTATCAGCTGACGCATCTGCTCGAACATGGCCATGCGAAGCGCGGCGGCGGGAGAGTCCGGGCCATTCCGCATATCGCTCCTGCCGAGGAAGAAGGCGTAAAGGAACTGGAGGATGACATCAAGGAGGCGCTTGAGAAAGGCGGTGGATCATGACCTATGAAGAACTGGTGGCCATGCTGAAAGAAGCGGATCTTCCTTTTGGCTATGACCATTTCGCAGAAGGTGAGTCTCCGGACCCGCCTTTTTTCGTGTTTCTGATTCCTTCTGAGGAAACCTTCGGTGCGGACAACATCGTGTATGCGTCCTTTCCGGAAGTGAATGTCGAGCTCTACACGGACAAGAAAAGTCCAAAGCTCGAGAAGCGTCTGCAGAAGATCTTCAACAGCCATGAAGTGTACTGGCAGAAATCAGAGACCTGGATTGCATCGGAGCGAATGTATGAAGTGCTCTATGAACTGACTTTATAAGGAGGCAGGAATGGGTAAGAAGAATAAGGTGAGGTACGGCCTGAAAAACGTCCATTATGCACTGGCGACCATAGCGGAGGATGGAACGGCGACCTTTGAGAAGCCTGTCCGCTGGCCCGGTGCGGTATCGATTAAGTTTGCGGCGCAGGGATCTCAGGAACCCTTCTACGCAGACGACATCAAGTACTATGTCACGAATTCCAATACCGGCTACAACGGTGATCTGGAGACTGCGATGGTCCCGGAGGATTTCAAGACTGCCGTCCTTGGCGATGTGAAGGATGCTAATGGGGTGCTCGTGGAGAACGCGGATGCGGAGGCAGTTCATTTCGCACTGCTTTTTGAATTCTCCGGAGATGAGAAGGCAGTCCGCCATGTGCTGTATAACTGCACGGCTTCCCGTCCGGACATGGAGGCGGAGACCAAGGAAGACAAGGTATCCGTAAAGACCGAGGCGCTGACGATTGATGCGTCTACGATCTATTCCAAGGAACTGGACATCAACGTGGTCAAGGCTGACACCTGCAGCGAGACGGACGATGCCACTTACAACAAGTGGTACAGCGAGGTACACCTTCCGGCGAAGACGACTACGACGACCACGAAGGCATGAGAGGAGTAAGGCATGAGAAAGGAACTTGAAATGACGATGGAGGACGGGAGTACAAAGCTCCTGCCATTTGAAGCCAATGGCGCGACGGCGATCCTTTACCGCATGACGTTTCATGAAGATCTGATGGTCACGATGAACGGCCTCTCCACTGCCAACATGGATACACTGGTCGGGGCTAAGCTCGCCTACATCATGAACACGCAGGCTGAGGGGAATACCGGTGATTTGTCCATGGATAACTTCATTCACTTCGCTGCCGGGTTTGACGGGATCTGCCTTATTGAAAAGCTCGACGAGTTTGTGGCGATCTACCTTGGCAACCGGATGACAACCTCCGAAGCAAAAAAAGAGGACGCCCAACTGACAGAGAAATCAACACCGCAGTCTACCTCCTGAGGTGTAAGCAGTTGGGCTTTTCAGTCCAGGAATTATCCCTGCTGGAAGAGGGACAGATCTATGACCTTCTTGCGGAAAGCGGGAACGACAATGAAGAGTACGATGAGATCGCGACACAGGAGGACTTTGATTTATTTTAACGTTAAAATAAGTTCATTTATCACAACTAAAAACATATCTCCACCTTTCGGGAATACCCCTCATTTCAGGTATTCCCTGTCAAAAAAGGTG